AACCAATGCTCATAATGCTTATCTATCGCATATGGTTCACCAAAATTATTGAGTAGATCCTGCTCAGTTTCCACTAAAGTTGGTGAATCTACAGGACCTTTTGCGAAAGGAGCTGCGATTGCACCAATTTTATTTGAAGATGGAGTTGCTCTTCCAACAGTTAAGTCAACTTCTCTTACTACAATTCCAGGAGATGCTAAATTTAGCGCCATCTGTATTCCTCTACAATTCCAGAATTATTCTAAAAGTATTTATAAAATTCTGCCTCTTTAGCGATAGTCCCACATATGTGATCGATCACCATACTCATCAGTATTCCAAACTTCCATTGATGAAAATTCATTTTCTGCTGTTGCAAACATCCATCGATCTCCAGTTTCTAGATCCACATAAACTTCGGTATCATCTAATCCATCTAAAATAAAACCAAAAGGTGCCATATCTTGTTCAATTTGATTCTTGTGTTCTTCGTAAATTCTTTTACGAACATCATTGTTCGTCATTTCTTTAAAATAATCTTGTGCTACTAACCATGAGAATATAACAAGACACATTGCAAGGTCATCATTACATCCCTCTTCCGCTTCGAATGATCTGCTTTTTTGAATGAAAGTTGTGAGTTCCGAAATCATGTCATAATCATTAATTAGGAGTTTATCGTCCTCAACTAATGTTCTTAAGTTGGAGCATCCCAACTTCTTAACTGCGGATGTCATTCGAACACCAAGTTGAGATTTTTTACCACTAAATCCAGATCCAACAATCTGTCCAGCACGACCTCTCATTGCACACATCAGAACATTATCATACTCAAGATCATAGTGGAGAATATTTGCCACCTGATCTCCAATATCATTCACTTCGATTAATAACCAAGAATCGTTATATGCCTTTGCTACTTCATGAATGATACTTGGAAACATCATTGGTTTAATTTCATTATTTTTATATTTTGCTACTGTTCTATATGGAAAATTAGTGATATCAAAAACTATAAATGCGGAGTAATCATTTCCAACTCCTCTTGCCACATCAACAGTAATTAGATAGTTATTATCTTCTTTTGGATCTTCATATACATCAAGACCTTTATTTCTTTTTAAAGGATCTTCATAGATCAAGGTTCTTAACTTTGAAGGATTAATCAGAGTATCGACAGATCCTAAGAATTCGCATTCAAACTCAACCTTGAACTGTTGTTCACTTGTGTTCGCAATCGTTGATGCCTTCCATTTGGCGTCTCTACCGGGTACTTCGGACCAATGGACATCTGTAGGCACATATTCGTTTTTGCCTTTCTCAGCGTCATGCCACATACGGTAGAAGTGATTCATACCATGAGGTGTGGATACAATAATTACCTTTGTTGAACTACCAGATGAAATAGTGGGATATACTGATGCAAAAAACTGATCTGCAATATTATTTGGAATGAATGCAAATTCGTCCAAAAATATAATATTGTAAGATCCACCACGAACAGCAGATGCGGAAGTGGAAGCTGCTATAATTTTGGAACCATTTTCTAGTTCTAATGATTGTTTATTCCAAGACAAAATACCTTGTTGCATCCATTTTGGAAGATTTTCATAAGCAAGTTGTAATCTACCCAAAAGATCCTTTGCGGTAGATGCTTTGTTTGCAAGAATGGCAATATTGACATTATCATTAAATACTGCATAATGTAAAAGATAAGATACGCAAGTTGTACTTTTACCTGTTTGACGAGGCATCTTACAAATGTTAAATCGGTTCTCATGAAATCTTTTAACTAATTTTTCCTGAAATGGAAACAGATTAAAAGGAACCAGACCATCATCAAGAGAAACAATCTTGATATAATTCTTTGCAAAATATACTGGATCTTCTTTACACTTCATAAATTCAATGATCTGCTCTTCAGTCCATTGAATAGTTGTGTTTGCTCTCTTTAGATTTGGATTAGAGAGATAAGCATCTGATTGCTTTAGTTGAATATCTTCGATTGGCATACTAACAATTCCACTTTCTTAATGATTTATTGATTCTTGAATTTGGATCATTTGCAGTTTTTGCACTTGTTAATTTTGCTTTCATGCCGGACATACGACTACAAAAAGATTTTCTACGATTTGCTGATTTTGATCCTTTTTTTAATTTGGAAGGTTTTGTTGTAACCGCAAGCGAGAGGTTTGATCCAGGATTCTCTTTGCGGTAAGAAGCAATCCCCTTTTTGTTTAGACCACCCTCAGGATTCTTTCCCTCTTTTCTTTGCCAAGCAGCAGATGCTTCAATCATAAAAGATTCAAGAGTCTTTACTTTTTTTGAATGAATATTTGATGCAGATTTGAGAATTTTTATTCTCGCACTAGGATCTTTTGTTTTCATGGCAGCATTAACTCTCCTATCAAATTTTTCCTGTGCAGTATCCGTATCTGCTAATTGTTCTTCAATATAATTTCCTTCAAATTCATAATGTGCCAATTGAACCTTTGGTCTTTTTGGTGCAGGAACATAAGGATTTTTTGGATCTTCTTTTGGTGCATTATATGGTTCATAGGGAGATCCACCTTCTCCCTTTGCTAAAGGTAATTTTGGTTCCTTTCCTTTAATCAATCTAAGGGGAACATTTTCTGGATTTTCTTTAGGAAGAACTGGAAAATTCCATGGAGATTTTCCACCAGAAATAGTTGGACTAATTCCTTCCCTAACTAAACGATCTGCCTTAATAATATCAATGATTCTAATAAATGTGTTACCATTTGCATCTTCAATAGTAATATCCTCATTTACTTTACTTTCTCTACTATCAATGTAATCGGCGGCAGTATCAATATAATCTGCGGCCTTAGTAATCTTTGACTGAACCCATGCTTCAATATTACCTTCCCCTTTCATCTTTTTCTTTAATCTCTTTGTAGCATTCGCAATTGTGTTCAGTTCAGAACGCGCCATTGAATACTCATGATCCTTTTCTTCTGGCATATTTCCAGGATGTGGAGTATTTGGTGTATACTTCTTCAAAGTAATGGGCATTGAGAACATATCCCAATACTTTTGACCGTATTTGCATTCATCACGAGTCTCATTTTTTGCACATTTTGGACAATATCTTACACCCGATTCTTCTTTTACTGGCACACAATTTGGAACCATTTTCTTACCTTTCTTCTTTATACCTTCTTGCTTATAACCATCCCAACAATCTTCAGATTTTGTTCCCCAATTATCAGCACCAACTTTGCGACATTTGACAAGTGCTCCAGAAGCATATGCACTTGGCCAAACACTATATCTTGACTTTACTTTAGTATAACAAGCATCTTTTGTGCCACTTCCTTTACCTGGTTTATCTTTTACTTCTTGGAGATCCATTTCTTCCGTCCTTACATTTGTTGGTTTTGCAGCACCAGATTTTTCTTGTTGTCCAGGATCTGCTGCCTTTTTTCTATTTGATGCGGATAATCTTTCTGCTTTAGTCATATTTGCTCTTTTCTCAGAAGATACGCACTTTGGAACTCCTTCTCCAGGTTCATCACTTGCACAAGTTCCACCAGTTACAACATTTACCCAACCGGGTTTTTTATCTTTTGATTCAGATTTACCATACCAATCAAGAAGACCTTCATCCATGCGATGTTTCCTTGCAATCTGTTCAACTGCTCTATGAGATTTCAGTCGCATTTATATACTTAAGGTTTATCTTTATTATTTAGAAAACCTTGTTTGAGTAACTTTTGCAATTCTGAAGTTGATCCAACAAATACTGCATTATTGGTCACATTATTGGTAGTTTTAGCATTATCATCTTCAATTCCTCTCATTTTCTTTTGAAGATCAATTAATTTATCTGCAGTATCACCAACACTTTTTAAAATTTGACCAGCAACCTCATATGCTCTTGGACTGGCAGTTTCTGCCGCCAGTTCCATAATTCCATTTAAAGTTTCTTGCCCCTTTTCAATAAGTGAGTATAACTGCGCCCTACTGTATTCATAATCTTTTTGTACATCATCAGGTGTTGTTTTTATTATTTTAATATCTGTTGTTTTGGATTCAACTTCAACAATAGCACTTTCAGTATTCAGTGCTTTATCAATAGACTCAAAATCATTTACCATATTAATTGACCATTAAATATCAATTTGTTGATTTGGACTATAAGACTTGGAATCATTAAAGAACTCCCAATTTTCATTGAATCCAAAATCATCATCTGGGTCTGCGTCAATAGGTTCTGGGACAACAGTATATCTCATTTCTCTCTTCGCATTTACTGTATCTGTACTAGTATATGTATCAACTTGTACCTTACGAATAAGTCCATCTGTAGTATCGGAAATAGGTCCAAATAGATATGTTTTTGCAGTAAAATTTAAAGTGTAAATTAAAGACCTTCTTTCAGAAAAATCTCCTTCATAATCATCTTTAAATGAGATATCATCCAAATTTAAAGAAATGTCTCTTTTTTCTCCAATTGAATCTACAAGATCTACTGTCAATGTAAACGCTGGTTGAAAATAAGGAAGAATTTGTTCTATAATTTGTAATACATCATCATTCAATTTACACATGATATTAAGTTGAAATCCGATATTGTATGGAACAGGCATATAAACTTTTTTCAAATTTTGCCCATCAGATGCCTTAAAGGATTGAGTTACACTTGCCTTTCTTGAAGAATCATATCTTATAGAAGTCATCTCAAATGACATTCTTGGTAAAGTAATTTGTACCGGTTTGTTTAAATCTGCTTGTTGAGTTAAACGCGCAAGAAATTTTTGTGTTGGACCATATGCCAATGGTACTCGTAGTTCACTATAAGTATTATCATTAGCATCTTGGTGCTTAATATAAATTTGATTAAAAACCGTACCGAAAGCAATAATTGTCTTTCGTATAATCTGATGATAATAGTAAGTTCCTAGCATTAATAGTTACCGAATGGATTTGATTCTGAAAAATCTACAATGAGATCTGCCTCATTTTCAATTTCATCATTTTGTTCATATTTATCTGCAGATTGACTTTTAGAAGTATTTTTGAGTGTATACCTTGCTGACGATGCAGATCCAACGATTGCTTCTCCAGTAGTAAATGCTCCATCAATAACTCCAACTTCAAGAACAGAGGAATTTTTATACCAGGATTTAACTCTTGCTGTAGTACCAGAAATAGATCCAGTTACAATCTCATTGAATGTATATGTACCAATTCCAGTTACTAATGGTGGAGATGCTATAGTAATAGTAGGTGTACCTTCATATCCTTTTCCTGCATCTTCAATAGCAAAAAAGTCTATGTCACCATCATTTCCAATAAATGCTCTAACTTTAGCTGTTATAATACCACTTAGTGAAGTTGGAGAACTACTGGTAACAACTGGAGAATTTACATAACCAGAACCAGCAGTAGTAACTCCTATAGATCTTAATCCATATGGTTGAGTAATTATTTCACATATTGCTTCAGATCCAGATCCAATACCAGTAATTGAAACTGCTGGTGCTACAGTATAACCAGATCCAGAGTTAGTTAATAGTATTTCTTTAATGGAACAAACACCTCCTTTACAGGTAGTAATTGCGATTGCAGTTGCATTTTGTCCACCAGCAGGTGCAGGTGTAAATGAAATGGTTGGAGTTTGTGTGTATCCATAACCATCATTATTTAAAATAACTCTTCTAACATATCCAGAAGAAATTCCAATCGAATCTGCAGTTGCTGTTTGATTACTTGCAAACAGTTGAAGTGATGTAATATACCCTTGATTCTGTAAAGTTCCATCTATTTCTTCTACAACAGAATTTACATCACTAAACCCTCCTATCTCATCCTCATATTCGAAGAGTTCACATCTCAATTCATAAACATAAGTTTTTCCTAATTGGTAGAATGGTTGCTCATGTTCAACAAATTTAACCTCAAATAATCTTTTACCCAATGGAAAATATATAATATCTCCTTCTCTTGGTCTTGTAGATAATATAATTTCATCATTATCCATACTATCCAAAAATGGTGCTATAAAATCTTCAAATCTTTCTCTTGAGATAATAATAGTTAATTCATCTTTTAGACTCATTCCAAACTTAGTTAAAATATCTCCAGATCCTGCATAACCATCATAATTACTTACATATGCTTCTAAAGCAAAGTTATCATCAAATCTTGAGGCAGTAACCTCTCTTATGATAGTTTCTTGTCTTACAAATTTTCTGGGGATGTATAGTACTTCGACACCATAAATCTTCAGTTGCTCGTTAATCAATTCTT